GCAATATTCATTGGAGTAGTGTCTGCTATTTATGGTCTTAAAGGTGCTGATATTATGAGAAAACCTAAATGACAGCAATCATAGGTAAACCCAAGCACTCTAAATGTAATACTTGTAAAAACAAGATAACAAATAGATATGTTATGTTTGATAAAATAAAATATTGTTTAAAATGTTTTTATATGTCAGGCAAGTCATTACCAATTTTTCATAAATGAATAAACAACCATTAAATATTGGAGAAGAAGCACGAGTTCAAATGCCTATGAAAACAGTTGCTAGTTTAATAGTAATTGTAGCAATGGGTGTATGGGGTTATTTTGGTATTGTAGAAAAACTTAACCAACATAGCACAAGACTAGAACTAATGGAAAAAGATCTAACAGAGAATACAGACTTTAGAATAAAGTGGCCCAGAGGGCAACTAGGTTCTTTACCTGCAGACTCTGAACAGTTTATGATGATTGAAGATCTATATAAAACTACAGATAAATTAAATGCACATATAGAAAATATGGCATTAAACAAAGTAAACATTGAGTTTTTACGAAAACAAATGGATAAAGTATTACAAGATATAGAAAAATTAAAAGATGCTAATCGTGAGATTGGTTATAAAAATGGAAGTTATTCGCAATGATTGAAACTGTAGTAGCATTATTAATGTTTGTAAATGGAGAAATAAAAGAACATCTTGTACAAAAAAACATGGCAGCATGTTTGCGTGGAAAACGTCATGCAGAAAGAGAATATTCTGAATCTGTATCTTATAAATGTTATAAAGGTAAAGCAGAAGTAGAACTATACAAAGGGAGAAAATATATTAAAGCTTTAATATTAAATTAACTATAATCTCTTTCTATTATCATTTCTAAATAATGAATAGCTTTCTCTATATCCTTGCGTTTACCCTTCTTCTTATGTCGGCATATGTACTTAATGGCATTGCCTTCAGCGAATGGTAAATTATTTTCATTAATAAAATGTGCAGGTTGCACCTTCATATTTTTATAATGATCTCCATCTACTTGTGTATTTAATGTTTGGTATGTCATATCTTTAAATATATTTTTATCAGTCAAATTTTAACCTATAACGACCAGGACGATATTCTCGTTCTGGTTTTTGTTTTATATAATGATTTCTTCGTACTCTAGATATATCATTCTTAATAGCTTTTGCAATTTTTTGATAAGTACGATCTGGATCTAAATCAGCTAATCTACACACAGTTCTAAAATCTATTGAATTACCAGTAAGCCAAGCAATAGCTTGATCTCTATAATACTGATAATATACATCTACACCTTTATAACTAGCATCATGGATTGCTTGAACTATTACAGATAAAAACAATCTTTGTTCAGGTGTCCTGTTCATCTATAACTTCATAAGTCATACGATGATCTACAGCATCTACTTCCTGCCAATTTAATGTCTTTGAGTCAATAGCTTTAACAATTTTTAATGCTTCAGCATCTGACTCTGCATTAACAAATATTTCTGTATAAGCAGGAAGTGTAACCCATCTTTTAAATTTATAAATCATATATTATTTTTACGTCTACTTGCTTCTAATGTTCTAAACAAATCTATTATAATACCTTCTTTATCTCTTTTATTCTCAACTGTACTCGCTTCAACCTCTGCCTCAAATAATTCCTGAACAGCATTCTCATAAGTTTCACTTGCATAGTAGGTTTGTTCTTTAGCAGAAATGCTCTTATCATTTGTGTTGCCAGTAATGTGTAAAGCTTTCTTTCTTTTAAGAAGCCTATCCAAATACTTAACTTTAGCATTAGCTTCAGCATTTTGTACGTCTGTTTCTGCAAGATATTTCAAGGCATCTTCTAACCTCTTTTCTGTAATCATTACTATTCTCCATATATTTTTTATACAAATCTTTTATACTCTTATCTTTATCAAAAGTATCAATACCCATCAACTCTAATTCTAATTTAAATAACAAATAATGTTTCATAAAAAAAGGGCAGGATCTTTCGATCCCACCCATCACGTTAACTAACTTTAGGGAGATGACGTGTTCTGTTAAAATGGTGCATCTTCCAGATCTTCTGCAGTATCCATCTTTTGATTTAAGATGTCTCTTACAATTAGATCTAGGTTTTTATGTATTTCTGGTGTAACTTCTTTACCAGAGCTTAACCAAGCTGACATAAGATTACTCATAGTCAATCTATACTTTTCTTTCCATTGACCTGCAACATCTCTTACAGCTTTAACTCCAGAAGAACTAACCATATTGTTTGTAGGCACAGCTACTTCACCATCAAGTAATTCTATTGAATTAGCAGTTTGATATTGTTTACCACTTTTACTAGTACGTATTGGTAAAGCCTCAATCTTCAATCTAGCACCTTTCTGCCATCTTGAAGTACCCATAGCTTCACCATAAATAGTCATGTCAGTACCATCGTCTTTAGTAACGTATACTGTAACACCACCATTATCTTTCTCAAATGCTCTTTTAAATGAACATTCAAATGTTTCAGTTTCCATATTTCTCCTATTGATTTGATTTATTATATTTCCTATTTTTTGCATAGTTATTTATACACTATTGTAAACAATCTTCCCATAGTTTTTTTGCAAAATCTACAGATCCTTCAGATCCTTTCCATCGGAAGTTGTCGATTGTCAAAGGAAACAATCGAACAGCATCCTGTTTTGTTTTACATGTATTTAATATATGTTCTATGTGTTTCATTGCATTGATAATCTCTTTTAGATCATCACGACCAACCATATCTACACAGTATTGATCTGTTGGTGAACAATATAATAACATAGTTTCTTTGCCAAATACCTCACGATACAAGCATTGTTGTCTAATATCTGCAGGTTTTGGATACCATCTAGCATCAACTTTACCTGATTTTAAACGTTTAATATATGCTGTAGCTTTAGTATCTACAATCACATCTTTAAATTCAAAATCAGTTTTACATATAACATCACGTTCTAAACCCCATTTAGTACCTGGTAACTGTAACTCATTCTGCCATGAAACTACTTCACCAAACTGTGGTAGCTCTTTTACAAACTTGTTTGCAATAATAGCTGCCCAATTGTATTCATCTTCTATATGATCAGTTGGTAACAGATCGTCCATCTCATCACGACTATGCTCAAGATATTTTCTTTTAGCAAATTCTGTGATACTATCTTCATCAGTGATTTGGTTTTGAAGTGCGTTGTTAGCTGCATCTTCAGCTGCTAAACCCATTATCATTCTGGGATTGGGTTGTGACTCAAAATCAAATAACTCATTGATAATCCAAAATGCAGGACTATCAATAAACGTATTAGTTTTTGAAGCAGAATGTCTATACTCAATTTTCATATTCATCTCCTTATGGTTAATAATATACAAAAGTATTTAGCTTCTACCTTTAACATATCAATGGATGTATTAAAAGGTAAAAAGACAGCAAGATGTGAACAAGATTATAAAATATATAATCTGTCTATCCTGTTGTGTTGGATTTTACACCCTACACAAGTGTATGGGAGTAAAAGCCTTATTGCTCGTCATCATAGATGTTCAAAGAACAGAGTCTATAGACTAAACAAATATTATACACACAATATTAATTTCAAATCTTTTGTTGATAAATACAAGGAAGATTATAAAAATAATTATGCGTCAGATTGAAAAACCAGAACTAATATCTACAATCAGAGATAAGAAAAAAGTTTGGTTAAATATTAGAGAATCACGTCTAATGTATATGTTTCATCGTAAGCTCATATCTATTGAAGAATATGAAGCTGGATCTAGATATAGACTAGCATGTGAACTTATGGGTGGCAGCTCTGGCAACTATCTTAAAGAACGTGTTGATGGTATAAACAGTGATCATATTACATCATCTCTTGGAGCTGCATTATCAGTTAAAGAATGTGACCAAGAAATTGGTCCTACATTCGCAGAAGCTATGAAGTTATTTTGTTGGCATAACTTTGGAATAATTGAAATAGCCAATCAATTAAGTTTGACAGAACGTAAAGCATCTAATAGAGTTCATGAAGGATTAGCAAGATTAAGTATTTATTATGGCTACACGAAAGTGCGACACACTATTAAAGGACAAGGAACTAAAGATAAAAGACAAAAAGTATCTGAAGTGGGTAGCAAGTAATCCTTGTATAATCTGTCAACAAAATGGTTGTAATGCTCATCATATTACGTATGCACAGTTTAGAGGTATAAGTCAGAAAGTTGGTGATCAATTTACAATACCATTATGTGTTAAACATCATCATCAATTACATAATTGTGGTATGTCTGAACGAGATTTTTGGAACAAGATTGATATAGATCCATTACCTATATGTAAAATATTTTATGATCATCATCAAAATATGTGGAAAAACAAGGATTTTTTCTATGATGACTCTATGCTTTGGATAAAGGTATATAACAAACTTGTACCTAAGATTAAGAAAAACATTGATTTTCTACTGCAACCCAAATAAATATATTAGTTATCCTCGCTAGAGGTACGTTCTTATGGCAAAAATATATAAATTTACTAAAAACAAAAAGGCATACTCTGAAGAATTTTTAGCAGGTGTTAAACCTGAAATCATTGGTGATTTTATCCAAGAACAAAATCCTACAATGTCTATTAAAGCTGCAGATGCTATGGCTCTTGCGATTATTTATAGTACCTATCTTCAATTAGTTTTAGATGAAGAAGGTTCTCATCAATCTATTGATGATTATAAAGATTATATATGGGCAGCTAATGACAAAAAGACGTTACACTAAAAAAAAGAAATCAGTAAAAGATAAAGATACTACAGATATACCTTACAC